TTCCCCAAAGATGCGGTAGCTTCGAAACCTAAATGGTTTGTTCTTTCACCAATATCAACCCATTTATTACCTGTATAAACCTGTAAAACTCCTAAGGTTGTGTTCCATATTATGTCGCCTGCTATAAAGTTAAGTTTTTGTTTATCAGCATCATTTACTTGCTGAGTTCTATCAATATCTACAGATCCTAGATTTATCTCAAGTATTCTAGTTAGACGGTTGAATATGTCAGGGCTTACCTCACCTATAGCAGTAGGTAATTGAGTTGGTAATATTTTACTCATCTTCTGCCGTCAGGTCTTATATCAATCCTCGTAGCCCCAGCCCTCCATCCTATTGATAGATTTTTATCATCTGTAGCGTCATCATCTGACTCTATGCGTAGCACCATTTGCCTTGCCCTACCTCTTACAAATGCCTGCTGCGTGCTGGCTTGTATGGCACTTGTTGAGCTAACACTTAGGGAATCACCAGGAAAGTTTCTTGTTTTAACTACAACATTTACGTTGCCATTATTTTCATCTTGTAAAAATTTAAAATCAGGTATGATCTTTTGTATGAAAGTAAACTGATCGCCTTCTCCCAAATCAAAGTCAGAACTTTCTATAAATACATTTGTCATAGGAGATCCATCATCATCAAACCCTGTTTCATGACGGTATAAGTAATTATTACCTACAGCCCTAGGATAATTTTCAATACCTGAATCCAACCAAGCTGTTCTAGTCAGATTTCCGTAAAACCAAATATTTTCTGCATAGTTATAAATAACGTACCTATCAATCTCTGATGAGCTTGCAGAGCAATAGAACCAACCTACCTCATTTTTATCTGCAATAGTAAAAGCGTTTATTTTGAATGATTGCAGTAAATTGATGTCGGAAAAAACATAATTATGTACTGAACAGGGGACTGTTTGAACGCTACCGTTATAAGCATAAAAGTTGTTGTAACCCATCCAGAAAACACCTGTAGGCGCTGTAACAGCAGCTTTTGGTCCTACAAGACCTGTGCCTTCATTTATTAAATTCACTCCAAAAGTAAAAGGAGGGCCTATGAACTGCATACTGTATAGAGCTGTATCGGTCCATATAAGTATTTCTTGTCTTGATTTTACAGAACCTATAATTGAAGATCCTGAAGATAATCGTAAAGAACCAGCAGTATTGGTGTTTCTTGGTTCGAATTCTAATGCATTTTCTTGGTCGCTAAACGCTATCAGCATAGGATCTACAGATCCTGTTCTTGTGCTTCCTGATATTGGATCTGCCCCCAAGACTATCAAGTGTCGGTCCTTTTCAGATGTTATTACCTGTAATGCACGCGTAGGCACTTGATTTGCACCTGCAATAGATGAAAGTTCTACAGCTCTTGTATTTGTTCCGCTGCTTTCATCCCATCTAAATATACCGCCGGCTCTTTGATTAATAATTAGATCTTCGCCAAAGTTATCATGTGTCCATAATCTAAGTTGATTTGTTGCAGACAAAGCTGTTGCTGAGCCAAAAGCTCCTTCACCCCATCCGCTCAATCCCCATCCTGTACCAGCAACAAAAACATCAAGACCTACATTTACTTGGTAAGTTCCCACAACAGAAGAACCACCATTACCAGAGTCTGATGAATTTGCAGTAACTGTAGATCCGCTGGTGTCTTTGGCTTCTATTGTGTAAGAGTTTGCATTTACAATTGTAGCTATCTGATATTCTTGATTAAGAACGGCAGCTGTAATATTACCGCCAAGACTAGCTGCACCTGAAAATGTAACAAAATCGTTTTGTACGGCCCCATGTGCGGTATCAGCGACAGTAATTGTCGCATCACCATCTGATGCAGAAAAAGTAACATCTCCTGCACTTGTTGTAAGTCTTATTGGAGTTATATCATTAAAGTTTGCACCTTCTTCAACGTAGTATTTGAATGTTGTGCCTAAACCCAGATACTTTGTGCCGTCTAGGGCAATCCAACCATGTAAGGCTCTAGCGGTACCTAGAAAAGTGTTGAGGTTGTCCTTCTCCCATCCACCAAATTTTTCAGGACGACCTTTCCTAAAACGAACTAAATTGCAGTCAAACCAACCGCCCTCATTATCGTAATCAGTACCTTCTCTATTGATACCTGGTTTAAATATTGCTTTCTGTAGAGCCATACAGAAATCATCCTCCTACTGGGAACCGTAAACTATTGCAGCTATTATACCTAGCACGATAATAGCAAATAATATTTTTTGACCTGTAGTGTAAGTATTTTCATAAGCTTCATTAACAAAAGGTGTGCTAGGATCATCAGCTACATAATGACCTCTTTCGTTTCTTGCTCTTTTTCTAGTAGTTTTACTCATAGTTTCTCCTTATTATTGCCAAGATTTACCTTCAAATAGTAAAGCTTCAGCTTCTCTTCTTTTTATCAAACCTTCCAATTCTTTACCGTTGGCTTTTGTCCAACGCTTGATTTGTGCAGGCACCTCATCATATTCTCCATTATTTAATTTTTTTAATAAAGTAGAATTTTTCAAATTAGTAGGACCAAGGTTGTATGTCCAAGAAACTAACGCATCAAACTGATTTTGGTTGAGAGGAACATGAACAAAATCTTTTATGTACTGTTCGTATTCTTCATCTAACTCACGCCATAACCTAAAATCAGCTTTTTCTTGTGACCATACATCACCAGGTAAAACACCTTTTGTGGTTCCCCAGCCACAAGTCCAAACTCCAGCGGCACATTTGTATGCGTTCAGTTTACAACCTTCAAAGAATTTTATGAGTTTTAAACCTTCTTCAGAAACATGCATTTCTTCAGATCTAGGCCCAGGGTTCTCTTTTGCCACCTTTGTAAACCCTTGCATGACCTTCTTGAATAAGTTTTTCACAAATATCTTCTCCTTCTTCAGTATATGGAATTGCAAGTATCCTTCCATACTTACCCTTACCAAATGATTTTATTTTTATATTACCACTACATAACTCTTTGAGCCTAGCCTTAGCGGCTAGTCCTAGTTCCTTTTCTTTGAGATTTCTAGTGCGTGACTCAGGTGCGTTTATGCCGGCAAGCCTACATCTTTGTTTATGTAGCTTTACGTCAAAACCTAGATCTAGGTTTACGTCTATGGTATCGCCGTCTACAACTTTTACAATTTCGGCGTTATAAATGTAAGGTTCTACCAAAATAAAACCTAATCTTTTTCAGATGTATTTGACGCTCCGAAGTAGAACGATATTATTGCAGATGCTAAACCACCTAAGTATCCCAAAACAAGGTTGATCAAAGCTTCTGAGTTTTGTTCTGGTGGTTGTAGTGTGACCAAAAATATATATCCCAAGAAACCACTTATAACTGCAAGCCCCATAATCCTAGCGGTCCAATCTTTGCTAAATTTAGATCTAGCATCTTGTTTATCTTGTGTTTCTAATGCAAAGACATCTACCTCTAGTTCTTGCATTCTTATTTCAAAGTCTTTTTCTGCTTTTTTGAGTTGCAGCATTTGCTCAGGTGTTGCTTGCTGTAAGCCTTGTTCTATTGCTTTGGGGGTATTTGGAACTCCTAATACTTCTGCTATAACAGATCCAGCCATACCTCCCAACGGTCCTCCAAGGGCCGCTCCGAGATTAGGTGCAATACTGCCTACTACGTTTTTGATAGATCCTGATAATAAATTTTTAAGTGCCATAATTATTGAATTGGTAAGATTAATGAAAGTAGGGCGATTATTAACGTCCCTGTGAAACCGAATACTCCAAAGGCAGAAAGCCTCATGGTTTTGTTGATAGAAGATATTTCTTGTTTGATATCATTTGTTTCGTTGAAAATAGTTTTCCAACGCTCTTCGCATTTAACTTCATGAGCGTGTAAATCTGCCGCTACTTTTGATGTTGTTGCTCTAGTTGCCATATTAGTTTGCTAAAGGGTTTTTATCTTCTTTTAATTTTTCTTCTAGATTAGAAATTTTGTTTTCTAAATTATCTCTGACGCTTGCAATTTCTTGTTTTAACAAGCTTAAATCTTTCTCATGATTATTTACACTATTCTGAAGCACGCTTATTTGGTCGAGTTTTTGTAGCTTCTCATTTATAACAAGCATTTCAGATTTTATACCGTTAATATCTTCTTCATAAGAAACAGCTGTTTGTGACTCTAGAGCTTCTATTCTTTGCACATAACCGGCTCCCGTATATCCAACACCAGCTATAGTTGCTAACAAGCCTCCTAGGGCCACCAGTTGCGCTAATTTAGATTCTAAAAAGTTCATAGATTTACCTGTGATTGTAAAATAGTTTGCATTTTATTTATGCTTGTATTGGTTAGATTGTAATATGCGCCGGTATTATCATCAATATTTGCATCTGAATAAATAATTTTGCTTTCATACCATAAACTTTGATCAGGTATTGTTACATCTTTATATCTATCAAAACCTGGCACAAAACCTAAATATGCAACAAAAGTAGTTTGATCGGCATATTCACCAGATTGCTGCTGTTCCTCCTCCATATCTTCCTGTTCTTGTTTTAGGTTGTTTTCAATAATTTGGTCTGCTATTTGGTCAGCTTCTGAAGATGTCATTACGCTGGAGGTAGCCGACAAGATTTGTCCTTGTAAGTCACTTGTTTGCACATCAGACATTATTGAGCCATCTAGTGTTGCTAAAGGAGTTATAGTTATTGATGTGCCACCTATGGTGTCAGATCCACCACTCATTTGTAATACAGTATTGTTTTGAACATTAGCAGACAATATTTGATCTGATATTGATGGAGATGATGATGTGCTGATACCTCCACCTTGACTAACTTCGGTATTGCCTATGTTGTTTTGCGTTGTATAGCTATCTGTGGCGGTCCTCATAGTTTGAGCTACAACACGCAAAGCTCTAGATATGCTATTGCCCTTTGGATTTTCTTCAAATGTTTCTACCACTTCTTCGACAATTTCTTCTTCTAATAATTCTTCTATTTGTTCCTCTACATCTTCTTCTACTAACAGCTCTTCAATCACTTCTTCTTCGATAATTTCTTGAATTATTTCTTCTATTTGTTCTTCCTCAATAATTTCTTCAATATCTTCTAATATTTCATTTCTAGTAAAAACTTCTACCAGCTCATCTGCATCAAACACGTCAATAACATCAACATTATTTACTACTGATATGCTTTCTATCAAAGGATCAAACGTATCTAATACATCTATTATTGGATCTATAAATATCTCATCATCTGTGAAATCATCAAAATCAAAAAAATCATCAAACAACTCTTCTTCGCCAAAATCTTCAAAAGGCTCAGAATAAAGAATTACTTCATCTTCTGTTATTTGAAAAGTTTCAACATCCATAGAATCATTCTGTATTACAAATATTCCCAAAATTTCTGGTATATATCCTGAACAAGTTGGGCTGTATTGAGGATCTTGATCACACTCAAAATCACGCAAAGCCTCTTCATATCCAGAGCAGTCTGTTGAGTACAAAGCATTTAGATTACATTGTTGTGCTAAGTAAGCTTCAGCGTAACCTGCGCAACTGCTATCATTCAAAGGGTTGCTACAGTCAATACCGTTACCACTACCTGATCCATACAAACTGCCTCCATTTTCTAAAAGGGTATTAGATGACGTGGCGTTCCAGTTTTGGCTTACACATGAGCTAGAGTTAGTAGTACCAGTATTGCACTCGTCATGATATAGATAGGTATAAGAATTATTTTGATTAGATCCTACCTCACCAATCAAAACATCATGATTGATAATATCTAATTCTCTATAACGAAAATCAAAAGAGTTATTATTCCAAAGTATTACCTCAAAGCTGTTGTCTGAGTTACGGTTGTATTCTCTCATACGGTACCATCCAAAGATCATTTTGCTTGAGTCACCCCAAGACTTCATACGAGAATTGTTATCTCTAATCAGATCGGTCCAGAATGGATATAGTGTATAAGTATGTTGTCCGTTAATAGGATCTGGAGTGTAGTCAGAGCAATAGCTACCACTATTGCCAAAATGCAAGCACCCATTTGTTGCCATCCTCGCCTGTGTAAAAGTAGAACCGTAAAAAGAAAAATTGAAAGAAAGATCAATTGCAGGAGATATGCCGTCATCTACAACCTCATAGGCTAGTTCGCCTTGGAAGTTATTAGCGTTGTCATGTAAATCATAAAGAGGTTGGTTTGCCTCATAAGTATACTGGCCATATATATTTGAACTAAGCAGTCCAATTATGACAAAGCATAAAATTCTTTTTTGCATTGTCTATCTGTTTTAGTTTTTCGTGTATAGCTTTTCTTGACAAAGCCTACTACGTCTTTTTTTATTTTACTTCTATTTGGGTTTGTTTCTGCCGTACATTTTCTTATGTACTCTGCTTCAGCATCTTTTACATCAGGTCTTTTATGTGGGTTCTCTTGCCACAATACTTTAGCCTCTTGGCCTATTTTACCTTCGTAAGGGCAAGGTGTACCTGCCATATTCATAGCTTTAAAAACTCTAGCGTCCTGGCATAGTATTGAAACAGCGGCTACTTTCATGCCCATATCATAAATATACTTACTCAGCTTCAATCTCTCGCAGTTTTCGTCTACTACAGTCTTACCCCCTGATAAACCAAAAACTTGCCCCTGAAAGGCTCCTGAAACGCCTGTAGTGCATAAATCTTGTGAATAGGACATTATTGAAGGGGCAATAGCAGATGCTGGTGGAGCCTCTGTTTTAACATTTTGGTTTATAGTCTGAGTTGAGTTAGTTTCATTTATATTTCTGTTGGTGTTATCAGAAGTAGATGAGCTAACGCTTTCGTTAAAATTATTGTTTGTATTATCAGTCGTTACATTTGATTCTGAAGTTGATTGATTTATGTTCGTATTTTCAGAGACACTCGTGTTTTGATTTACATTCGTATTCGTAGAAGTAGAGTTATTATTGACGGTTTGATTTACCGTAGAGTTTTGCGTCACATTTGACGTATTTGTATTTACATTCGTGTTGCTGTTAGTCGAAGTATTTACGTTTGTATTTGTATTAGTGTTGGTGTTAGTCGCCGTAGAGGTCGAAGTCGAAGTATTAGTATTCGTGTTGGTATTCGTATTTGTGTTCGTTGTAGTGGTTGTATTGGTAGTATCTAGGCTGTTAGCCTCACAATATTGTGTGCCAGCGTCACAATCACCTGTTTGATCAGCAAACAAAGAAATAGGTAGCAACAAACCTACTATAGCGAGTATTTTATATAATTTTGACATGCTTAAATTCTAGCATGTCTATAGATCAAAAGTATTTACTTTTTAATTTTAGATTTTATTTTTTCTATCCACTCAGGTTTTTTCTTGTAAATAATTACAAGTACTACAACCGCTACGAATAAAAGACCTAGAAAACTTTCCATTATTTTTCTTCTTCCTTTTTCTGAAGTTCGTCAGTTTGTTTATCTATATTCTCAACTACCTGGTCTACAACACCCTGAGATGCCTCAGCTACTGTACCAACAACGTCACTAACATCTGACAAAGCTGATGCCGTAACTTTACCGGCTGTTTTTACCGTACTGTCTACCATAGCAGATCCTAGATCTACGCCGCCATCTATAACGGCTCCAACTGTCGCGCATGATGCCAAAAACAAACCGGCAAGAAACGCCACTATATAATTTTTTTCATTCCTCATGTATTTCTCCTATGAGCTTGGTTGTGTGGGCCACTCACCTAGAGGTCTGGTAGGTGGATCTTGATCATTATAAACATAAAGGGCTGCTAATGCATCAACATCACTTACAGCGTTTATCTTAGTTTTCATACTAGAGGCTGTTGT